GTGACCAGACGAGTGCGGGAGAGGATGGGGGAGATGCCGGCGGCTGACGCGACCTCAAGTTCGCGTCGAGGGGCCCCTTGACGAGTGTCGGTACGGTCGGTCTGCGAGACTGGGACGAGGGCTGCATGATCACGTTGGGGGCCGAACCCACTGAATATCAGGTCGACGGCGAGACGAGGGCGATCTACACGGTCGAGGTGCCCTATCTTCGGTCGGGGATCGAGAAGCTAGGAGGGGTGCTCGTACCGTGCTTTTTTGACACTCCCGAGGACGTCTACCAAGAGTACGTGTTGCCGAATTTCACGTTCAAGCGGAACGATATGACCCCGGCGTTCGACCGGCATCCGTGGTACCAGTGGGTGGGGCGTGCTCCGGCGAAGGGGGCGAAGAAGATCACATTGGCTGACGGCAGTGTTGGCTACGATAGGTACGAGAAGCAGTGGCGGGCAACGCAGTTTGACATGACCTACGACTGCATGGTGAACGCGAGACGGCAGCAGGAACTCGTTTTGATGCTCACCTATGCCCTTCGGCATTTCATTCCGCCCTGGTTTATCTTCAAAGTAATTGACAGTCTAGGAGATGTGCGCGAGTATGATGCGGGAGAGATGAGTATCTCGAATGTATCAGAGCTGGCCGACATCGCCGACCGCACCATTGCTTGGTCGATCAGTTTCACTGTTCGAGGGGAGGTGGATCTCCACGATCCGAGGGAGATGCCTGCCGTGCAACAAGTGGTGACGTCGGTGGATATCTACCAGCAGCAGAAGCTCTAGGGAGGTCGGAATGGCTTGGTACTACTACTCGGGCACAATCGTACGGCCGGTTCCCCGTGGAGACGGCGTGACGGTTGCCGCGCGTCCCCATACCAAGGTCGAGATCGTGAAGGCGACTCCTGAGACGCAGGCCATGATCAAGCGGGGCACATTGAGACGTGCCGGTCCTCCCACCGAGATGAAGGAGCGCAAGGCGCCCAAGAAGGCCGATCCGGGTGCCATCCCGAAGTCCACGATGGTGAGGTTCTTCGCCGAGAAGGGTGTCACATCGAGCAAGGGGATGAAGCCCAAGAAGTCGGTGGGTAAGCCCGAGATGACGGAGCCAGAAGAGGCTGGGATTCGTCCTGAGTCCACAGGAAAAGATGCTGGAGTAGCTGACGTGTCGTCCGATGCTGACGAAGCTGGATCTGCCAGTGGCAAGAAGAGCAAGGGTCGCAAACCGAAGAAGTAGCGATCCTGTCGGTGACAGACAACACGGAGCTGCGACATGGTTAGCGAATACACCTATCCAGGAGTATACATTCGAGAGAAGTCAGGTGGTCCGGGACCGATAACGGGTGTCACCACCTCCAACCTCGGCCTGATCGGGTACACTACAAAGGGACCGACCGACAAGTGTACGCTCGTGACGAGCTACAACGAATTCTCGGACAAGTTCGGGAGTTTCACCGCCGACGGTTTGCTGCCGACGATGGCCTATGCGTTCTTCCAGAACACGGGCCAGCGGCTCTACGTGGTGCGGTGTCTCCATGATGACGCGGCGAAGGCGTACTGGGACTATACGTACCTGTTGGAGACGCCGGAGAACGTCTCGAACGCGGTCGAGGCGTCAGGCATCTACAAGCTCCAGCTCGACCACATGCCCGTGGTGCCTCCGGCGGCACCTCCGACGGCCTACGGAACCATCGTGTTCGAGAATGCGGGTGTCCCGGCCGACGTGAACGTCTTCGTCGATCAGGGTGACGGCACGCTGTTGTTCGACGCTCTGCAATCGGGGGCGGCGGCGGCAGGCGGTTTCGGCACCATCGACTACGACACCGGGGAGGTTCAGATCACGTTGACCGATCCTTCCCAGTACACGGGGGGTGTCGACTGGATCGTTGGTCTGTACGAGTACCGGGTGTTCCGGTTCCAGATGCAGTGGGCTGGCGAGGCTGGAGACAATTACCGGGTAACGATCACGCCGGGCGACGACGACTACCTCGTTCAGGATGAGGCGAAGTGGACGCGGTTCAGCGTGCTCATCGAGGAGGATCTGAACGCGGATCCCACGTCGCCCAACTGGACGACAGTCGAGAACTTCACGAACATGGTTTTCGACGATCCGACGGATCCCCATTACGTCGCGACCGTCATGAACGCTCAGGACGGTTCCGATGTCGTCGAGGTGATCGACTACGGCAACTCGATGAACCCGGACGAGCTGGCGGGCGAGAAAGTGACGGCCGAGGACTTCTCGGCGACCCAGGAGCACAGCGACGGGTCTTCGCCCGCAGTGCCGGACCCCTACGATGGCGCGTGGAAGGGTTGGAAGTACCAGCTCGTCAACGATTGCTTCGAGAAGACGTTCTTGGCGAAGTTCCAGTTCATCGAGAACGGGCTGAGGATCGGGACAGGGGCGGCGGTCCCGTCTCCGATAGTCGATGTTGTATCGCCTGGAAACGCGGCGGCACCAGCGGCAGTAACGCCGCTTTCCGTCGTGATTCATTGCGAGCTGGCGTTTGCTGGCTGGGTTCAGATCATAGACGACGGGCTGGGCAACCTGTGGGATGGCGTGGCGGGATCGGTTGGCACCATCGACTACACAACGGGGCAGATCACGAGCCCGGCACTCGTGGACGATCAGATCGATGTCTCCGGCGTGGTGGCATGGGCGGCTGACAATCTTGTCCCGGGTACCCGGGTTACATTTGGCGACGGTCTTCCTGGTGGCCGTGGCCTGGAGTACGCGGTACCGGTGGCGGTCGAGGACGACGGGAACGGCAACCTGTCCATCGCGCCGACGCAGGCGGCGGGATACCCTCGGAAGTTCGAGCTGGCCGAGAGCGGAGAGAACAGCGTCGACTACACGAACGGGGAATTCACGCTGACGTGGAAGATCGCGGGGGAGCCCGCGTTGGGTCCTGCCGGAGACACTGTGACGTACGCCCCTGTCGGCATTCCGTCCGAGGTGGCCGACTACTACACCGATCCCGAGGATTGGGTCAGGGGGGCCCTCAGTGGCGGCTCAGACGGCTCTGCGACCGATTCAGGGGATATCGTGGACGCCTCGCTCGCAGTGGAGCAGAAGGGTGTCTACGCCTTCGGCCAGGTGGACGAGCTGATGCAGCTCGTAGCGGCCGATTTCCAGACCGATCCCTACGTCGCAGACGCGCTGTTGACGTACGCTGAGCTGGTCAAGGACAAGTTCGTCATTCTGACGGTTCCGCATGGCCTGGAGTACCAGGAAGCGGTCAACTGGAAGAAGTTCCAGCTCAATCGCTACTCCTCGTATGGTGCGCTCTACTACCCGCACGTCAAGATCATGGACCCGGTGAGCGAGGTTGCGACGGACGTGCCGTGCGGCGGTCACATCGCGGGCGTGTACGCGAGGACCGATCAGCGGAAGAACGTCGGGAAGGCGCCGGCGGGAACCGAGGATGGGGTGCTCGCGTGGTCGGTGGGGCTGGAGTACGATTTGACGCCGACGCAGGTGGGCGTGCTCGATCAGAGCCGGATCAATTGCCTCGTCAACTGGGAGTATACGGGGCGGTGCGTTTGGGGAGCTTCGACCATCGCCATCGCGGGGAGCGAGTGGGAGTTTATCCAGGCTCGGCGGCTGTTCATGTTCCTGGAGAAGTCGGTCTTCAAGTCGACGCACATTCACGTGTGGAAGGACAACGGGCCGCAGCTCTGGGGCGAGGTCCAGTCGCAGGTCTCGAACTTCCTGCTGGGGCTGTACCACGCCTCGTACTTTGCGGGAACGAGTCCCGAGGAGGCGTTCTTCGTGATCTGCAACGCGACGAACAACCCGCAGAACACGGTCGACGAGGGTTTCACGTTCTGCGACGTGGGCGCGGCGCCGCACAAGCCGAGCAAGTTCCTCGTGTTCCGGTTTGCGCAGAAGACGCTGTAGGTGAGGAATGGCCGATAGGCTACAGCCGGCGGTTGTCGAAGTTCAGGAGATCCTGAACGGGAACAAGCTCGACGGCGCATCGCCGTCGGGGGTTGCGCCTCCGTTTCAACTCGTGACGGAATTCCGGGGGAAGTACCGGAAGTACCTCGGGTGCACCCACGCGGGTTTGTTCGAGGGGTTGGAGAAGGTTGGGAAGCACCTTCGGTCGATTTCATGGAAGCTCCCTGGTGTCGCTTCGTTGACGGTGGCGTTGGTCGACGAGGATGGGGTGGAGTACGAGATCTTCAGCTCGGTCAACGTCAGCGGGACGGAGCGGCTTCCGTATAACGGCGTGTTGGTCCCTCCGGGTTGGCAGGTGAAGGCGACTACGCCGGGCAATGTTACCGGAGACGGGCGGATTGCCGCTACGTTCGGACAGGGATGGGGGTACGGGGTCTACGATGGTGCGACGAGCCTTGGATCGGCGTCATTCGTGCCTGCTGAAGGACACAACTGGTAGCCAGAAGAGGAGAGGATAATGAGGGCAGCCAAAGATGATCTGATGCAGTCTTTCCGTTTTCACGCGACTGCGATGGACGAAGTTGGGGCCAATCCACTCGAATTCACCGGCAGGGGAGATGGGTTCGAGGGAGGAGGGCAGGCTGGTTTCCAGAGCATCACACTGCCCGAAGTGTCGGTGGAGGCGACCGAGTACCGCGAGGGCACGTTCGTGTGGACGCAGAAGTACCCGGGCCCCCCAACGGT